TTACCTTCCCATTCTGTACCTTTAACAATATTGCGGAGGTAATCTTCAAGAGCTTTTTCTCTAATTCCTTCTACTATTAACCGTTTCATATTTTCTTGTAACCTATCTAATTCCTTTAATGGTTTGGTTGGTATATTTTTTAAATACCTGTCATAAAACTCTTTATTTCTAGTAGTTAGTTCACCCCTAACGCCTCGAATTGTAGCAGTTCTCTTATATTCCTTCTTTACTACATCCCAATTATCTCGTAGAACAGCATCGACAAGTTTAGGAAATTCACTCAAACTTCCTAAATTAAAAGCAAATTCCGTTAACATTTCCTCTTTATTTAATGGCAAAGTCAACTTCACTTTATATTTTGAGTATATGTAAGAATGAACTTTTTGTCTAGCTAATTCTAAATCACGAACAAGAAGTTTTTCAGCATCTGTATTACTAATACCGTTTTTATATTGTAAGAGTTCTTTCTTATTTTGTATTTTATGACCGTAAGCAATTTCCGGCAATCCACCCTCAGGTGATTTATGTAAACGCCATATCTTACCATCAAATCCTACTTTAGCATCATTTTCTAATCGTTTAATAAAATTAATAAAATCCGAACTAAACGACTGATGTTGTAAAGTTGCTGGTGGAACATCTACTGATTCATCTACTGCCGCATGAAGTTTGTACCAATTTGATAACTCCTTTTTATATTTTTCTATTTTTTTAGCTAATTGAGAAAGTATATAGTGTGATTTACTACTAAAATGGGGTGAATTAGAAATATCTTCATATTTCTTTTCCAACTGAGAAATCTCATTTCTTAAATAATCTATTCGTGTTCCTTCTATAATCATATGTAGTCAATTCGCACACTTATTCATATATGGACATAAATAGGTATCTCTTTAGTGAAGTAATCCATATTTAATCCATATTTATAACCATATGAGTAACGACATAACTCCAACATTACAATCACAAAGTCAACTTATAGACAATGACCGGGTACGATGGCCCGGAAGCGGCTCGGTTGTTATCGGTAGAACACCATTCGGATTTTATGACACACAAATAGGGTTTTCTTCAGATGCTCAATCAGCAGCAGTATGGGCCGCATACCGACTTGGTTATCCTATTGTTGACATAGAAATGCTAGATGTTAATTTCTATGCATGTTTTGAAGAAGCCGTAAATGAATACGCTTCACAAGTAAATCAGTGGAATATTAGAAATTATATACAAATATTCCAAGGTCAACAGACCGATAGATTGGGAAATTTATCCGGAAAAGCCGTAATAGGAACCTCTCTTCCGTATATAATAGAAATGTCCAAAACCTACGGAACTGAAGTAGGTGTCGGTGGTTATGTTGATTGGAAAAAAGGATTTATATTTGCATCACCAAATCAACAAACTTATGATTTACAAGAACTGTGGGGAGATGTGGTTGAAGGTTGTGATAGAATTGAAGTAATGAGAATATTTCATGACCGTCCACCAGCATTCGCTCGTATATATGACCCATTCAGTATGACAGGTATGAGTTATTCTAACGTATTGAACGAATTGGGGTTCGGTGCATATTCTCCAGCAGTTCAATTCTTAATGACACCAATTTTTGAAGATTTACTTCGTGGCCAAGCTATAGAATTTAACGACATGGTTCGTAAATCAGCATATTCTTTTGAATTAGTAAATAATAAGTTAAAAATATTCCCAATTCCAACATACGGATTTAAAGTATTCTTTAATTATTTACTTAGAAAAGATAGGGCTAACGGATCTATTGCTAATGACCCAAATTATACTGGAAGTTATGTATCGGATTATGCTAACATTCCTTATAATAATATTCCATACAATACCATCAATGATGTAGGTCGCCAATGGATTCGTAAATACTTCCTAGCTACTTGTAAGGAATTACTCGGAGCTATTCGCCAGAAATATCAAACCATTCCTATTCCTGGGGGAGACGTAACATTAGATGGTGCTGAACTTCGTAATGAAGCTCAACAAGAAAAGACCGATTTAATTACTCAATTAAGAGAAACATTAGATGCTGTGGGTAAGAAACAGCAGATGGAAAATAGTGCTCTCGAAGCAGAACAAATGCAGGAAACTTTGAAGAGAGTGCCTCTTTTTATATATCTGGGATAATTATTTTTTCCAAATATATTTAAAATGACCGCAATCCCAAATACGATCCCAACCATTGTTTTTCATATTTTCCCATTCTGATAAATTGGGGTCAAACGTTTGAAGCTTTTTGTGCAACTCAGATTTTCTAAAGTTAAATCTATGGTATTTTTTATAATGATCAATTGTGTAAAAATAACCAGGACGCGTCTCAGAATCCAACAAAAATTTTAATTTTTCATATAAATCTCCTCTACTCCAGCGTTTATCCGCATAAGAAATAATTTCCAATGGATTATACAGTTTAATAAAATAGTTTAATAATTTACTAGCACCGCCTACCAAAGAACAATTTAATTTATTACAAAATCTATACATCTCCCATTTATTTACCTTTGATATATTACCAAGCGCTAGTCTGAAATTTCCGAAGGTCATGGCGGAAACCAATTCGGTTTTATAATATAATCCCAATTTAATAGATGAGTTGTCTATTCCTTGAAGATGGTTGTTTAATAAAAACTCATTACATTCTTTGAGATTTATTTCTTTAATATAACATTTTCGAGCATATATTTTATTTAATTTTCCACCTAAAATAGATAACAATCTACTCTTTACTATTAATTGTTTTTGTCTCCACTCATCCTCGAATATATGAATTAATCTTATTCCCAATTTATTACATTCATTGGTTTTATTTAAATGATAATTTTTAACTTTTCCGCTAGACAACTCAGAGTGATAATACAAACCATTGAATTCTATTCCAATTTTCTTATCTGGAAGATATATATCAATTTCCTTACCGCTCAAAATTTTTCGGGTACCATGTAGTATTTCTCCGCTATAAAAAGATTTTATAAAATCTATTATTTCATACTCATATTTAGAATTAATAATATATGGATAACACGTCGGACATCTTGGAATTCTCCCATCGTCTAAATGATCTTCAAATTCGCACATACACGAATTACATTTAAATTTATATTTTTTTGTAACGTCTATGTAATCGAAAGGTTGGAACATTGGAATTACTTTACCATCCAATCTATTCCCAAAAAATATTTCGTCTATTATAGTTTCCCTTCTGTTTTCTAGCATTTTTTTCTTAGACTTCGGAATAAGAAATGAACAAGATACCCCATATTTTGATATCATTGTATCCCTTATTTTTTTATGAATAGAAATATAATCTTTTTTACTAACCATTTGTTTTATTATATCCTTATTTTGAAAGGGATTTACTACTCCATATTTTTTAAGATTAGTATTATATATTCTCTCTTTTATTTCTTTTGATGATGCGCCTATACCGCCATATTTTTTAATCATGACATCTTTAATTTTCTTTTTAAAAACATCACAAGAAAATGGATTTTCCGACCCGTATTTCTCCAAACAAGTGTTTTTCTGTTTTTCTATACCACATAATGGACAACCACGACCACATAAATGTTTTTCGGGAGTTTGAATAAAAACTCCATGACTCGGACAAATGATAGATAATTTATTTTTCATTGTCTTATATTCAGTATTAGAATAGTCGTATTTATCACCATGAACTACTTTAGCATCAAACAAAAAATCTTCAGTTGTTAATTTTTTTGACATAATATTCTTTCATTAATTTCCTTTTGCATTTCATTATTTTCTCCTTAATTTCGGATGGTATAAATAATTTAATACAAATCCACCCATTCTCAATTTTTTTGTCAAAATACTTCTTTTGTGCTCGTTTTAATGATTCTGTTCTCATACTATATACTCACAATATAAGTATAGATTATAAACTTTAAATGTCAACACTTAACATAATCTTTTCATATTTATAATCATATGAATAAGAAACAAGCAAAACGATTAGTAGAGGCAGTAGCAAATCAAATGTTTCGTAGGAGATTTCCGAGAGATTTGGACATTAGTGGAAATTTACATGATGCTCTTCGTAAACTATTTCAAACCACCACAAATAATGTTATAGCATATAGTGATGTAGATGATGTTGGTTTGGGTCATATCAAAGATCCCGACCAAGCTATAGAATATACTATCGAGCAGGCAAGAGAAATGGCACCTGACTTTGGATTTCGTGATGATGAAAACAACGAACAATTCGTGAGAGGAAGATAATGGGATTACTAGGAAGATTTTTCAGTCCGAGAGATTTGAGAATGCAGGCCAGCATCATTGGAGAATTAATGGGTGACATTATTCAAACACAATGTTGGATATATAAGATGGCGGCTACTGAAACGAAGACTAACATCTATGGTGAAACGTCTCAAGATTCTGGCAAATTCTTTTATCCTGGTGTAGAAATGACGGCTTTAATAGATAGAGCTGATATTGATACTACGTTTGATGAATTTGGATCTGACAGGAATCAAACAGTTGTATTTAAGTTTAGAGAAGACAATTTGAAATTAGTTAATATCTTCCCTGAAAATGGAGATATCATTAAGTTTAATGAACGTTATCATGAAATAGACAATGTAGTCCAAGAACAGTTTTTGGGTGGTCAAGCGGAAAAAAGCTTATCCATCATATGTAACACGCATTACTCAAGATTATCGAAATTATCAATGGTAGAAAGACAAGCATAATTTATGGCATGGCGAGGCAATCCCAACAATCCAGTACCAAATATCGGAAATGTATCTTCCGATTATAGCCAAGCTATTGCTCAGGAATCTTCTGTTCTTAGTGAAAAAAAAGTTGAAATCAACCGAGCAGAACAAATTCGTCGTGATACTGATACACAAAAGAATGTAACCGTAAATCTTCTTGATGTAGATACAGCTATCATAAAACACATTGAAAAACTTCAACTAACCGTAACCGATGAAGGAGAACGTATTAAGGTTCCTGTATTCTATTCTAATCCGGAAAAATGGAAATCCATTCAAAAAGACGGCTACATTCGCGATTACAATGGTAAGTTACTTTTACCAGCTATAGTAATGAAACGGGTGAATTCAGAA